AGGAACGAAAACGTGATGTTCTTGAAGTCGAAATGCACCGCCGGGGACAGCAGCTTATCGTACTGCTCCAGAGGCTCCTCCATGATGTCCTTGCCGATATAGCTCTCCAGCATATCGTCCACGTCGTCAAGCATCTTGCAGATCTCGCGCAGGATGGACGGGTCATCGAAGCCGCTGATGGCGTTGTGGGCCAACTGCTTCGACGCGATCTTGGAGCGGGACAGACCGCTCACGTCGATGATGGCGATGATTTCCTTCATGCCTGCGGCGCGGGCACTCTTGATGCGGTGATGGCCGGAGATAATCTCCAGAACGCCATCTTTCTCCACCAGCAGGGGCAGACTCTCAAGCTGGCCGCGGTTCTTGATGTTCGCGGTAAGCTGATCCTGCATTTCCTTCTTCATGATGCGGGCGTTGATGTCCTGCTCCCGCACCTTATCGAGCTGGACTTTGGCAATAATCAGGCCAGTGCCCATGTCGTAAATCTTCTCGTAGCTCATTGCTGTGCTCTCTTCTGCTGCCATTGTTTCTCCCTCCTCAGCCATTCGGCCAACGTAGCCTTCTCGTCACGGCCAGCCACAAGGGCGGCCTCATAGGTCAGCTTGTACCCGTTCTTTGCGTCCTCCTGCCGGTTGACCAGCTTCATGATGCCGCGAACCTCTTTGTTCTCGGCGTACTTCGTGAGCATGGCCGTCCGCATCTTCGTGACCTTCTCTTGGTCGATGTCGTCGAGCAGCGTGTCCACGAAGCTCTGGTTCTGAGCCAGCATATAGCAGAGGCGGCCGAGGCGGTACAGCTTGTGCGGTGCCTTCATGACGTACCACACAAAGATGGAGTCCGCTGCCATCTTCGAGATACCGAAGACCGCAGCCACATAGCCGTCAATCAGGACGGCGCGGTTGTAGGTCGCCTGCGAGCCGACGAAGTTGTGCGTCCAGAGCATCCGGTAATACTGTGCGTTGGTGCCGGCGATCTGGATAATTCGGATGTCGCTGTCCTCCGTGATCTCATAGTCGAGCGGGAGCATACTGCATTTCAGAGGCTCCAGCTTGCCCTCCTGAGGGCGCTTGATTTTCTTCCCTTTGGCGAGGGCCACGGCTTCCTCTTCCCTGTTCGTCGTGATGTACGAGTTCAGGTCGGCGCGTGTCCCAGAGCGGGCAAAGATGGTGTGGCCGACGGCCTCACCTGCCCGTTTCTCCTGATAGCACAGAAGCAGGGCCGGGGCGTCCATCATCATGTCGTAGAGCTGCTGGTGGCCGGTCTCAGGGTCGAACATACCGTAGGGCGGCTCTTTCCAAGTCATCTTGCCCTGCGTGTCGTAGAACTTCTCATAACCGGCGAAGTACGTCGGCGGGTTCGCCACGATGATCGTATGCGGGTCGTCCTTCACCTCGCGGAGATGATCCCACATATCCAGCGGGCGGTAGCTCATGCCGCCGAGCAGGCTCTTCGTGGCCTCAAGCTGTCGGCGGATGCTCTCGATGTGCTCTTCACGCCTGTCGTGCAGGTCGCGCAGGATGTTGTGGAAATACTCGTTCCCTGCGCTCTTCGATGTCCGCAGATAGATTTGCGCGTACAGGGCCACGGCTGGGTCTAACAGCTCTTCATCGGAGAAGCCCTGCGCGTGGATCTGCAGCGGTTCGAGAGACTGGCCCGTGATGGCATAGCCCATCACTGAGGTCATCATGTTCACGTCGCTGGTTTCGATCTGCTCAGGCTTGAACCCCGACTGGATTGCCAGATTTGCCATAGCGAATGTACCGGCGCATGGCTCTACGAACCGCGTGTACCCGGAACGCCGAGCGGTCTTAATGAGCTCAATCAAAAACTTCTGCTCAACACCGTTCAGGCACCCGAGGAACATTGCTCCGGGGTCCATAAAAAACGCCATTGTACTGACCTCCTATCGGTTTCGAGAACACGAAAAAGAGGCGGCGGCCTTGCGGTCGTCACCTCTCAGTCGCGGTCTTCACTTACATCTCGTCGATCAGCTTATCGACGATGTCCATGCAGGTCATCGCTGTCCTGCCTTTTTCACTCCAGTATTCCGAAGCGCCACCCCTAACGCTGTCGGCTACCGTTTTCACCATCAGGCACGGAACGTCGTTGCGGTCGCAGGTCAGCAGGATCGCCGCTGCTTCCATGTCGCACACATCCGCGCCGAACTCTTTGTTGAGCCAGAGCTTCTCCTCCGCCTTGCCCATGAACTTATCGCCAGAGGCGCAGCACACATGACGCAGGTTCGGAAACACTCGGCTGGCTGTCTCCATGAGACGCTCGTTGGTCGGGAGCCGTCGGTCTGGGTACTCCGTGTACCGACCAACAGGCACACCGTCCACGTCGGATAGGTCGTACTGCCAATGCACCACGCAGTCAACGAGGCAAGGCTCGTCAGCCATCAGGTCTTCTCTGCAGCCTCCCACTACGCCGTAATTAAGAACCGCAGCGACTTCGTAGCGGTCGATAAGGTATTGTGTTGCGGCGGCCGCGAAAATCTCACCTGCGCCGCTATACAGGGCGTAGACTTGGCTTTTGGCGGTTTGATAAAGCACTGTGCCGTAGCCGTCGTTCAAATCGTAGCCCTCGCCGTATTTCTGGCGAAGAGCCGCTTCCTCGACCGCCACGATCAGTCCGATCTTCCTCATGGAGTCACTCCTCGATGCAAGAGAAAAGGCAGCCGGTTCTCCGACTACCTTTCTCGTATTCTGGACCGGGCCCCAGCTTGCGAGGCTGGAACTCCTGCCGGGGAGGCAGGAATGATGCACTTTCACCAAGCCCGGATATGGACCGGGAATCCGCTTGCGGGGCGGAAACTCTCGACAGGATGCCGAGCGTGATGCCTTTCACTATTCCCGGATGTTGCCCCGATGGTCGGGGCTTATGGCACGGACGGTTGGGAATCGAACCCACCACACGCGGTTTTGGAGACCGCATCGCCAGCCTTGGAACATTCGCCCGTATATGGACCGGAACCCTACTTGCGAGGCAGGAACTCCCTCAAGGATAGAGGGCGTGATGCTCTTTCACCAGTTCCGGGTATTGATGTGCGGGCGGGGATTTGTCACCCCGCATAGCGCAGGCAGCGTACAACGTGCTTTCTTCCCGTCCGAGGTAGCTACTTAACCCCAATAGGTCTGCGTTCTGTTGTGCCCTTCTGCGCCGCATACCCTTGCCGCGTCTACCTATTCCGCCACCGCACATCACCGGCCCGCCTGTTACAGCAGGCTCAGTTGCTCAACTTTCTCTTCGGGCGGCTGTGCCGCCTTGGGCTGCTTCACAGCGTCAGCCTCAGGCATCTCCTCGATGACCTCGCCGGTGTGGGCCAGCCACCACTCCGCGAACAACGTGCGGTGGCACCAGTTCTCAGGCTTGCGGATGTCCTCGAAGCAAAGCAGAACCAGCTTCTTGTCTTCCTCCTGAGCCTTGGCGTCAAGCCGCTGGACGATGCCGATAATCTTATCGACGCCGATCTTATCCAGCTTCTTGAAATACTCGGCCTTGTACTCCTCATAGCCCAGCTTCAGCATATCGTACCGCGGAGCCAGCGCGTAGCACTGTTCGCGGATCTCGTACCCAGTTGAAAATCTGGGCTTGCCGACGCTGATGCCGACGGGATAATACCCATCGTTTCGGAGTTCCTTGTTGCTGTACCGACCTGTCATAATTGCCATGTGATTGCCTCCTGAATATCTTTACTTTATTGTACCATACGGCCTACCTAAAGCAAGGTTTTACGGTGTCGCTACGCATTTTTGTGACCTTGTTCGGATGCCTCGCGCCTCGCTGCGGCAGGCTGTGAAATCCCTTTTTAGGGGTGACACATACCCAGCCGATGGCCCTCCGCCTCACCATACCGCCGTCGTAGCGTTTTCGATGCAGGTTTCAGGCCCTCAGGCGCCGTGTGGTTGTGATACTCAGGGGTTCTCACCAAGCAGCGCCTTGCTGGGTCTGTTGCGCTTACTTGATGGCTTCGAGCAGCTTCTCCGCGGTGTCTGTCTTCTCCCAAGTGCGCTCCTCGCCGATGACGTTGCCGAAGTGGCCGTAGGCGGAAGTGTTCTTGTAGACGGGCTTGCGCAGGTCGAGCCATTCGGTGATGCCTCTGGGGGTCAGATCGTAGACGGCCTCGATGGCGTCGCAGATCTTATTCTCGGCGTACTTGCCGGTGCCGTAGGTATCGACGCGGATGCTCACGGGATGGGGAACGCCGATTGCATAGGCGAGCTGTACCTGACACTTATCAGCGATGCCGGCAGCCACGATGTTCTTTGCGATGTGGCGGGCTGCATACGCTGCGGAGCGGTCAACCTTGGTGGGGTCTTTACCGGAGAAAGCGCCGCCACCGTGCGCGGCATAGCCGCCGTAGGTGTCCACGATGATCTTACGTCCGGTGAGGCCCGAGTCTGCGGCAGGACCGCCCTTGACGAAACGGCCCGTGGGATTGATGAACAGGGCGTAGGTGTCAACGTCCATATTGGGCTGGTAGGTCAGCAGCTCGTCGAGGACGGGCTTGATGACGTGCTCCTTCAGAGGCTCCTCCAGATCCTCGGGTGCGACACACTCCTCATGCTGGGTAGAGATGACGACGGTGTCAACCCGTACCGGGTTGCCACCCTCGTCATACTCCACCGTCACCTGTGTCTTTCCATCGGGGAGGATGTGAGGGATCGTGCCGTCCTTTCTCTTCTTCATCAGCAGGTATGCCATCTTATTCGCCAGCGTGATAGGCAGAGGCATCAGATCCGGTGTCTCGTTACAGGCGTAGCCGAACATCATTCCCTGATCCCCCGCTCCGCCGACTCCATCGTTGGTTCCCATTGCGATGTCGGGGCTCTGCTCGTCGATAGCTACCATCACCGCGCAGGTGTTGCCGTCAAATCCCGCCTTGGGGCTGTCATAGCCGATGTCCTTCAGGACGCCGCGGGCGATACCGGCAAAGTCGATGTAGTGCTCCGTGCTGATCTCGCCCATGACCAGCACCATGCCGGTCGTGCAGCAGGTCTCGCAGGCCACACGGCCATTCGGGTCATGCTTCATGACCTCGTCGAGCACTGCGTCAGAGATGCGGTCGCAAACTTTATCGGGATGGCCTTCCGTGACCGATTCCGAAGTGAAGAGTATCTTGCTCATGCGTTGAACCTCCTTGTTGTCTTTCCGTTTCGTCTGGATTTCTTGTCCCCCTCGGACTCTCCAGATTTTCTATGCTACACGATAATACAGGTTGATGGTGAACTTCAATCCCGTTTGCTCTCCATCAATTCTTGTTACTCTCTTTTTGTCTCTTTTCCTGTCTTTTACTCCCCGATACAGGTATTCAAACGCGCTGGCGGTGAACGGTTTCGCCGTGGAAGCAGCACCCGCAGTAGACCCAGACTCCATCCTTGAAGGCGAACGTCATAAACGTCGGGCGCCATCGGCCGTTCTCGTCTACCATGTGGTCGTATGCCTCGCCCACCTGCAGATACCCGCTCGACATCGACGCCGGCGGGACGCAGTCTCGAAAGTCATTGACGATCTGCTCGTCCACGGTGTCTCCGGGCTGTGCCGCTTTGTAGAAGTCCCCGGCCGCCGCCCAAACCTCCCGAGTGATGTGTTTGCTCATGCCTTATCCTCCTTGATGTAGTTTTCATTGAGCCAGTCAATCCATCCAGAGATACCTCCGCAGGCATCCAGGACATCGTCCGCGTCATCCACGACGCTCGACCCATGCCAATGTCCCTTCGGGTCTTTCACGAATGCCTCGATCCAGCTATTGTTCTCAAAAGCCACCTTGTTTTCAGCCTCTTCGTCTGCATCGAGGGCGTCCCACAACTCCGCATCACTCTTGAAGGTAGTTCTCAGAGCGTCAGACGCCGCCATGTTCATCGCGCCGGTGTTCTGCTTGTTCTTATACAGGAAATCGCGGCCATTCATGAAGCCGGTAATCTCTACGTCACCATGTACCTCGACGGACACCTCATAGCCCTTGTATCTCAGGCCGCCGATATGGCCGCCGTACCACACACAATCGAGGTGGTCATCGTCAATGAAAATGCTCTCCTCGGTCAGAAGCTCCGCGCCGAACGCCTTCGCGTCGGCCTGCATCTTGCGGTAGCGCCGCTCGATCTTCGTTCTGCTCATGCCTGCTTCTCCTTTGCAAAAATATAGGCGCTCACCATTTCAGCCGTAACGTCCAAATCCATGTTACGGAGCCACACATCCGACATGAGGTGCAGCGTCTTGAATGCCGACCTGTCATACCTGATACGCGCATCGACTTCGTCCGGGTTGTCTCCACGGGCAACCATACGTTCCGCTCTCACCTCGGCGGGCACCCAAATGCCGATTACCACGATGCCCTTGCTGCCCTTGTAGCTGTGCTGCATATAGGCAATGCCCGCAGGGTCGATAACGTAGATGTCGCTGTTGTCAACGACCGACTGCGGCACCCCGTAGCGGTAGCCATTGTAGATGGTGAACGCACACATCGGGCCGGCGGCCTCGAACTCTTCCGGTGTCACGAAGATGTGGCCGGGTTCGTCTGGGTATCGCCGTGGCCGTTCTGTGTACGACCAGACTTCTTTCAGGCCGAACCGCTTCGTCAGTTCGTGGGCAACGCTGGATTTGCCAGAACCGGACGGGCCAGCCAGCAGGTAGATGTTCTTCATTCCGTGTCTCCTTCTTTCTCGTCCAAGTCCATTTTTGCTCCGCAACAGTCGCACCACGAAGCACGATAGTCGGCCCACTCATGCTCCTCCCCGCAGTTGGAGCAAATTTGTACCCCGTCATCTTCCAACCACCGGCCATGCACAACGTATCTGCGGTCTTTGATTGTTCTGAGCATAGCCTTGATGAAAATGTTCTTTCTGCTGTTCTCTGCACATTCCTCTGCGGTTGTGCGCCCTTCTCGAATCAGCACGTTCTCAAAGGCGGTCGGGCCGCTGGCCTGCTGTTCGTATCGCTCAAAGATCCGTTCTGCATTGATGAACTCGCCATCCCCGACAATCTGAGCAATTTCATTCAGGTCTTCGGCCATCTCCATTGCCATTTCCTTGTAGAGCAGCATCATAGCTGCCACATCGCTCCCTCTGGTAGCAATAGTCATGACCTCACCTCCAGCTCGGGCCGCAGTTGAAAACGAGGTACAGGTGCTCACCGTAGTCCTCGATCCTGTCGCCAGACTCTTCGAGCCCGTGCAGACACGCCGTATTCACCACATCAACGGCCAGCCGCAGCTTTCTTGTGACGATGTGGAAATCGTACCCGACCAGAACGATCACCTGATGTATGTCGTTCAGAAACCCGTTCAGGTCAAACTCAACGCTGGTCACGCCGTCGATGCTCAGCAGGTCGCGTTCAAGTGATGCGCACTTCTCGGTGATGCCGTACCGTTCGGCAATCCGTGTAGTCTCGTCGTTCATCGAACCGCCCCTTTCACATAGTACCGGCCGGCCTCCGCGACCGTGGTATCGTCGAAGCAGTCGGTCATCGCACTACTGACCTTGCGAATCATCTCCGGGTCAAGGCCAGCACGTTCCATTGCCATGATGGCGTAGCCCTTGCAGGCGTCGTTGTTCCACGGCCCCTCAATCATCTGGGCCAGTACGCCAAGTCTTCCGGCTGCATAGCCCTCCGCTCGGATGCGCTCCACCGTTCTCTCAGGCAGGGTGATGCGCATGGATTTGCAGTCGAAGTCCTCGTCATCCGGGCTGCAGTCGAGCAGGTCAGCGAGTTTCGCTTCGATGGCGGCGTCATCCGCCTCTTCTTCGATGTCTGTCGCCTCGAAAGCGTGGTAGGTTTCGTAGGTATCGTGGCTTCTCTCGAAGCCGTAGTGCAGTTCAATTTCGTATGCCATATTCACTCCTCCTTGCCGTACTGCTTGAATGTGCTCAGGTCGTATGCCCCAGCCACACCGTTGCATTCGATCTCGCGGTCGATGAAATCCTGATCCGTCAGGCTGATGGTTCCGTCGTTACTCAGGTCGGCCGCCTTTTCCTCAGCCCCTTCGCGGCTGTCAGCCCAGATAATCACGCTTCTGGACAGCGTTTCTCGGACTGTCACGCTGTACGGGCGCAGACCGTCCGCTGGCGCGTCCGTGGACTCCGTCCATCCGTTCTCAGCGTCTACGAACTTGGCCGTCAACTCCTCAGCCGTCACATGAAGCGTCGGTCGGTCTGCAGTAGGCTCAACACCTACCCATTCAAACCACGGGTGGTCTGCCGCGGTGACGCTGCCAAAGCGGTCATCAGGCAAACCAACCTGCGACGGGATGAAGTAAACACCTTCATCAAGGCTGTCCTCGATGGCCTTTTCCTGTTCCTCGCTCATGCTGCCGGCAATCACAACCTCGTGACGCATCTTGTAGTTGTCGGCGTCGCGGTACAGGTAACTAATCTTGGTGTTGACCCGCGCCAGCCAGCCAGCCAAGCGGGTCACGCATGGCCTCTTCAGGCGAACCGTAGCGATTTCTGTCGTTCGCATTCTCGTTGAAGCCATTGAACGTATGCAGTAAGGCGTCCTTAACGCTCCAATAGCGCCTGCTGATTGTTTCCCCGGTTCCCTTGCGCCGGCCATTCAGGCCAAATCGGTACGACTCGAAGGCGTCATCTACCTTGCGGATGCCAATGTCCCAGTCCTTGTACTCGAAGTCCACGCCGTAGCCGACCGCCCAGCGATCCGCTTCTTCGATCCACTTCTGCGCCAGTTCTTTCGTCAGGCGTCTGCTCATGCTTCTTCCTCCTCGTCCAAATCGTAGTGATGGATGACAGTCGGTTCGTCATGCCCAATGTCATATACGGTTGCCCGCAAGCCCCTTCCAAATCGTTAGATTTGGTGGGGGTTATTGACCAACAATTTTCGTGACCCATTCCGCCTTGATGAGCGGGATATGCGTTACTGGCAGCTCAAACATCTTACCGTTCGGCTTCAGCAAATCCCGTTTGGCAAGCGGCAAAATCATCGAATCTCCGAAGCCAAAAATAAGGTCGCTGAAACGGTAGAAATCTACTGTGAGTGTTGGAATCTCCTCCGGCACATTCACCACCAGCATTTCTCTGCCGGGGAAATATGCCCCGGACGGCATACCGGCCTTTCGGACGGCTTCGCGAAGCGCATTAAGGTTCTCAAAGGCGTAGCCAAAGATAAGCCCCAGAGCACTTGTCGCGTTGTGCGCGTTAAACGTATCCAATAGATACCGATACGCTTTTGCATTCGGGTCTGCCAGAGGATGCTTCGACCAATCAGGAACGACGTCCTTTCCGCATTTGATTGCGGATACCCTGCTGGCAGGCTGCGCTGTATAAAACCTCATGCCTGCTCTCCTGCGCCAAACAGAAATGTCTCCTGCTGGCGGTAGTAGGCCAGCGCTTCTGAGAAGCGGCTTGCCGCAAACGTCTTCGTCTGCTGGGTGTGCGCCTTCTTGTTCCAGACATTGACGGTCAGCTCGATATACTCCAGCTCGTAGTTGATGTTCAGGTTCATACTGATGTTGAAGTCCTGCTCGTCCCGGACTTTCAGAATCATGTCTTCTCCCTCCTCAATACTTACACTTGATGCCGAAGTCATTCTCGATACAACTCTGAATGAGCTGGCCCATTCGCCACACCTGATCTGTGACCAGCGTAAACCCGCTTGCTCCCCAGTGCCACGAGAAGCTCTTGCCGTTCTTTCGGAACAACGTGCAGGTCACATCTCTTCCTTTCGTCAGGCGCATCATCACTTCATCTCCATTGAAGCAGCCGAGCGAGATCAGGTTCATTTCCTGCCCGTCTTTCACCTTCAGTACCACGCAGGCATCGTTGTTTGACAACAGTTCCACCATGTCCTTCAGTTTCATTTCGCATTCCTCCTTATCTCTTATGTACGGCATAGACCGTCATCCCTGCGCTGTTCTTCACAACGCGATCCTCGAACTCCTGCTCCGACATCGGTTCAAGATAGAAGCGGACCGTGTCGAGATCCCCATCGCTGTCGTATTCTTTCACGCCGTACAAGACGTGATCTGCGCCGGTCTCTTTCAGGACCTTGAGGGCTTCAGCCTCAAACTTCTGAAGCTCCCGCCCGACATCTCGGATAGGCATCTGCCCGAACGCAACCAGCCCACTCTCCGTCCAATGCCTCCACCGGACCCACCCGCCATTTTTCATACCGCATACCTCCGTCCGCTCAGGACATCGACCACCGTAGTTCCGGTGCCGAAAGCCGACCTCATTTCGTGCATCTCTTCGTCGTTGGGCTGCCGGCTGGCGTAACCTTTCAGGGCCTCCCGCACTTCTGCTGCGTAGGTGGCGCGAGTAGCGGACACGTTCACGCAGTCGGGAGCGACCAATTCAACCTTTTCGAGCATATCGTCAGCCAGCGCACGGCCAATGCTGTTGCGGGCAACGCCGTCGGCGTCAATGGTAATCTTGCACGAGTCCAAGTCGGACTTCACGCGCTCAAGTTCCTTCTGGGCTTCATTCTGCCAAAACTGGCCGAGCTTTCCGCTGAGTTCCATCTGAAATCTGGTCATCGTTATTTCCTCCTACTGGTTATCTCAAATTATCCATCTGGTTATCTTATGAGTATATTATACTGCGTTACCTACCTAAGTCAATAGATTTACGTTAATTTTTCTATATTATTTCCACAATCATAAATCATTTCGTTAATGTTATCAGCAGGCAGAAAAAGAGCAGGCCGCAAAGCCTGCTCTCGGTTTCCTATTCAGTTTCGTCGTAGTCGTCGGGGTTCCACATCAGGCCGTTATCTTCGATGTACTGGGCCATGCTCAATAAAGCTCTGCCGTGGAGTTTGAACACCCGCTTGCGGTACATATCCTCCCGTTCCAACAGATCCTCCTCGTCCCCGTACAGCAGATCCACCACATCGCCCCAGCTTGCCCCGTCGAGGTATCGGCTTCGGATGACAGCTCGCTCGTCGGAGCGTTTCAGCCGACGGATGATTTTCTCGAAGAACATCCTCTCCCGCCGTCTGTGTTCCAGCGTCGCCCGGATGTCTTCCTCAAGGTCGAACTTCTGCTGCATCAAGTCTGAGATGCGGTCGTTGGATGGGCTCGGCGATTTTGGCATATCCGTGAGGGCTTGGGCTCCCACGCCTACCAGCTTCGTCTCCAACCGCTCCAGCCTCTCGGACTGATTTTCGATTTCACGCCTCAGATCACGGAGGTCTATCAGCCGTTGCTTGACGGCCTCGACGTCGTAGTGTTTTTCCTCGTTCATAGAGTTCGGAAGCCCCGTTCACCTCACTTTCGCTCTGGCCCCGCGAGGCTCACGCCTGCTTGACCCACTCATACCTCTTCTCGAAGGGCTCAAAGTCCTTCTCTCCGAGGATGCCCTTCAAGTTCATGTCCATCTTGATCTGCCAATAGTCCTGCTCGTCACCCTTCTCCAGAGCGCCGTGGTACTTGTCGAAGACCTTGCCCCACGCCTCCACCACGCGGCGGATGCGCTTTTCGCCGAAGACATCCTTCCCCATGACGGCTGGGTCGTTCAAGGTGAGAATGAGCGTATCGGTCATAAACTGGATGTACGTCTCTTTCTCAGCCTGCCGGTAGACGTTGACCGTGTTCCTCTGCCGTTGCAGGTATCCGTTCTTTCCCATGACTATCCCTCCTTATGACGATGCTTTGAAGTTGTAGATGGGCTTGATAATCTCCAGCACGTCGCAGGTCGGGCCGATGCAGCCCATGATCTCCTTCATGTCCTTGTAGGCGAACGGCGCCTCGTCTATGGTGTCGTAGCTGATGCAGGAGCTATGCACGTTCCGCATCGTCTCGCGGTAGGCTCCAATGGAAATAGACTCTCGGGCTTTGCTGCGGGACATCAGGCGGCCAGCTCCATGCGGCGCCGACTGGTTCCAATCGTCGTTGCCCTTGCCGACACAGACCAGAGAACCGTCGCGCATATTCATCGGAATAATCAGGCGCTCGCCCTTCTTGGCAGACACGGCGCCTTTCCGCAGGATCATGCTCTCGTGGTCAATGTAGTTGTGCACGGTCGTAAACTGCTCCTGCGGGACGATGTGCATAGCTTTCAGGATGGCCTTTGCGATGGCCTGACGGTTGGCCTCCGCGTAACGCTGGATGATTTCCATGTCGTTCAGGTAGTCATCCATCAGCTCGCCGGTCAGGTACGCGAGGTCAGGTACTCCGAAGTCGCTGTGCTGCTTTCTCAGTTCTTCCAGCGCACCGGCGATTTCCTTCTGTCGGCCAGCAGCCTTGTACTCGGCGACGACACGGCTGATTTCCCCGCTGGTTGGCTTTGTCATGGCCTCCATCGCTCTGTGCTGATGCCAGTTCGCCACCTCAAGGCCGAGCTTTCGGCTGCCGGTGTGGATCACCAGCCAGAGGCCGCCGCTCTTATCCTTGTCAACCTCGATGAAGTGATTGCCACCGCCGAGCGTCCCGATGCTGAGGAGCGCACGGCTGTTGTCGATGCCGACGCATTTCAGGCCGCTCAGGTCGAACCACTCCTTCGGGTAGTTGTGGGTGCAGAAGCCGGCGGGCACATTCCAGCGGATGGCTTTATCCAGCTCGTCAAGGTCGAGCCTCACCCGCCCCAGCTTGACGGCCAGCATACCGCAGCCGATGTCCACGCCCACGAGGTTCGGGCAGATACGGTCGTGAATGGTCATCGTCGTGCCGATGGTGCAACCAGCGCCGGCGTGAACGTCAGGCATGATCCGCACCTTGGAGCCATCGCTCACGGGATGGTGGGACAACTTCTCGATCTGCTCCGTTGCCTCCTGCTCGATGGTCTTTGCAAAAATCTTCACATCATTGGTCATCGTCTTATCCTTTCACTCGCTCCACGGAAACTCTGTGATGATATCGTCGCCCCAAATGGGCTTCATGCTGTCCTTCATGAAGACCGGCTTGCCGAGCGCCTTGGCCTGCTCGACCACGCCCTCGATCCACTCGCGCTTCGGGACGACCTTATCCTTGCGGTTGCCCGTCTCCGCGCCGAGGATGAACCAGTCCATCGGCTCTATGATGTCCTTCTTCGGGTTGCCCAGCGGCCCTAAAATCGGCTCGATACTGGCGAAGGTGTGGTGTTCGTCCGACCAGAACATCGGCACATCACGCTCGGTCGTCGTTGAGCCATACCAGAACTCGTCACCGGCAGGCAGCAGGCCAGCCTCGTACAGTCGGATGTAACGCGCCGGGTTTTTGGTGAGGAACAGGTATCTATGCCCAGAGGCGGCCTTGCAGGCGTCGAACACCTTCTTGATCCATTCGTCAGGCACCCAATCCCCGAACAGGTCAGCCATCGAACAGACGAAAATCGTCTTGCCGAACCCCTTCGTCAGCGGGTCGTTGAGACGGTACTCGTGGAACGTCGGCGTGAAGCCGAAGGGATAGGCTGCATTTCTGGTGACGCCGTCCTTGCTGGTGACGGTCAGGCGTTCCTTCAGGTACACCACGTTCTCGTCGGTCTCCCCACCGGCCGCGCAGTCGCAGCCCTTGAAGCGGTTCGCGGTCGATCTGGCGTAGCAATACGGGCAGGTATGATAGCAGCCCGTGACTGGCGACCACGTCGAATCGCTCCATTCTATTTTCGTCTTTATCAACGTAACCCCTCCTCTAAATAACCCCACTTAATGCCAAGCATCGCTCGCCTTATCGCAGTATGCGACACGCCGTATTTTGCGCCAAGCTCTCTGAGTGAGGCTGTACCCCGCGCCTTCCTGATTTCAAGCACTTCGGCCTCTGTCAACTTATGCGTCCCTGAGCGTTCACCGACTGGCATTTTGTCGTTGACTCTCTTGTCATCAACGTTTTCCTGCCTACTTCCCCAACAAAGGTTTTCCAGCCTATTGTCATCGTGGCAGTCGTTAAGATGTCGGCATTCTTCATCAGGAAGCGGCTCTCTATCCCACGCTAAGAGGACGGCTCTATGTACCCGCAGCTTCTCCCTCGTTCCGTCGTATAGGAAGACATGAAGGTATTCGCCATCTCTTATCTGTCGCAAAACCCTTGGTTTGCTTTGGCTCTTAGCAAGCGACAAGATTTGCCCGTTTCTTGATGCGAAGTATTTTCCGTGATGCCCCGGTATCTCGCTCCACAGTTCACCTTGGTAGCGGATAATTTGTCGTTTCATCGCGTATTCTCCTGTCAGAACGGGAGTTCGCCGGCGTCGTCATCGGGAATCTCGGAAAAATCTCCGCTGGGCTGCTGGTAGCTGTTGTCGTAGCTGCCACCGTAGCTTCCGCCTCCAGACCGATTACCGCCGTCCTTGTTGCTGTCCCCGAAATAGACGTTGTCGGCCACGACCTCCGCACTGCGACGGTTGTTGCCCTCTTTGTCCTTCCAGTCGCGGATCTGAAGCCGGCCTTCCACGACAGCCATGCGGCCTTTCGTAAAATACTTACTCACAAACTCGGCGGTATTTCTCCACGCAACCACGTCGATGAAGTCCGTCTCCTTCTCTCCGCCCTGCCCCTTGAAGTCGCGGTCAACAGCCAGCGCAAACGATGTCACGGCTGTCCCGCTTCCGGTACGCCGCAGCTCAGGGTCGCGGGTCAATCTGCCCATCAAGATTATCTTGTTCAGCATTCTCGGTTTCTTCCTTTCGTTTCAGTCTGTATAGCTTGCACAGGTGCTTATCCAGCAGGACGCCTCTCGTGAGGTGGTGCTTCTTCTGGAACGTCAGCCACCCTATCGCGTGGACTTCGGAATGGTGCTCCCTGCAAAGCGGGAGCACCTCCATTCCCTCGTGAATGATCTCCTCGCGGTCGCGGCCCGCGCCGACATGATCGACGTGGTGCAGGTCGCACGGTTCCCCGCAGATGCAGCACTTCTTGCTTACCAAGCAAGCGTACACATAGTCCTGAACATCATCCACGAAATCGAGCAGAGAGAAGCTGCACGGAATGTCCCAGTCGAGGATGAACCTCACCAAAAACCGCTGGAACGCACATACAAGGCTCATAGGGGCGTTGCTCAGGGAGAACATCTGGTCAGCCGTCTCCTGCAGGTCTTCTGCGATGAACTTTAGCTTCATGTACTCCTTGGTCGGGTCAAGCCCCATGCCGGTGTAGTTCGAGATCTCCCGAATGAGCTTGTAGCAGGTGCGCCTCTGCTTATCGGACAGCGGGCGGCTGTCGATCATCTGGATATTGCACTCCTTGTACTCGCGCTTCAGGAGCATCGGCCAGTCGTCGTAGCGGGCCTTGATCGTCACGATGCCGTGCTTGTCGATGTCAACGATCCTGCCGCGCACTATGTCGATTGGGCTTTTCACGTCAGCCCTCCTCTCTGCTCAAATCGCGGTTCGTTACGCCTCGGGCTCGTCGTACTCGTAGCCGTTGGGCTCGTTCTCGTCAGCAGGCTCCTCGGTGACAGGCTCTTCCTCTGCGGCAGCGTCGGTCGCATCCGTCTCCTCGGTCGGCCCCTCTTCGCCCGAAGCCTCTTCCTCGGCGGCACCCTCCATGCCGACATGGGGAGAGTCGATGTCGAACAGAACCTCGCTGCAATCCTCACACTCAATGGAGATGTTCACGATCTCGTCATCGCCATAGCCGACGCACACGACGGCGTGACCGACATGGGGGCTCAGCTTCTCAGCGGAGCAGTAGAACGGGTTCTCGGGGCTGGTCGCGGAGGATAGGACAACCTTGTTGCCCTGCGTACGGACGGTGTAATTGCCCATCGCCTCGGTGACGTTCATCGTCTCACCGATGAACTGGCGGAGCCAACCGAAGGGCTTGGACGGATCATGCGCGGGGTCGATGGCTTTCTCCTCAAACTCGCCAGCAGCGTCAGGAGTGGCACCCTCTGCGTCTGCGGGTGCAACTTCCTCCCCGTTGATTACGTTGCTCTCTGAGGCCGCAGGAAGCCCTCTGGGGCCTTCGTCAACGACGTCATATTGGGTGTTTGCAAAGTCAGCAGAATCGCCGTCACCATCAAAGAGCGTGGTCTGGCCGTTGTCGATGTCGCGGTAGAAATACTGGCCGCTGGCCTTATCGAAGACCAGCTCGAAGTTACCGGAGAAGCTGCCGCTCTTCTTCTCCTTGCGCTGGATGACGTAGGCGACGGTGTGGTCGAACTTCGGCTTCGTCACCTCTCTGGTCTGATGGCCGCCGGCCACGGTGTAGTCGGGGGCCGAGTCATCGGTGAGGGTGATTTTGACCTTAATGTTGATCTCGCCGGTGTTCTGCTCCGTCTCGATCATGCCAGCCAGCACGTCACGGAGCGTTGTGTCGAAGTCAGCGCACAGGCTGTTGAAAGCCTCGCCTCTCAGGGACAGAGAATAGTCCTTGCTCATTGTATTTTCCTCCTTCATTTTGTCGTGTCTCGGATGTACTTATTTCGGCAGGCTTCACAGCAGAAGTCGTGCCACTCGCCATCCACCTTTGTCGTGATCCATCCGAGCCGCTCTCGCAGCTCTTTCCGGTGGGCCTTCGAGTCGATGTCCTCGCTATCGAACGGGAACGAAACGTCCTTGCCACAGCAGTCGCACGAGTACACGGCTTCGCCTTCCCAATAGCCGCTAAACTCCAGATCTCTCATTCGTCCGTCCCATCCTCGCCCATGAAGACCGAGCCGGCCCGCATCGCTCTGCGCTGGATCTCCTCCAGCAGCGTCGCCGTGCTGATGCCGTCGAGGCTGGGCAGGCCCTTGCCGCCACAGCAGTCGCATTCGCCGCAGCAATCATCCTCAACCTCGTCGTCCAAAGAGACCAAGAGGTCAGAGTTAAGAAGCAAAGCGGGGCGGATGCCGTACGAGTTGGATGCGTTGCGGCCGTGGCAGTAGCCATCGGTGTAGACGCTCCACACGCTGCCGGCGTAGTCGGTGCGCGGGGAGCGGAGCCACCGACACGCCCAAGGCGTGACGAGCCAGTACCAGTCATCCTCGTTCAGCGGGATCAACTCCTTGAACTGGCCGTACTGCCAAAGCGTCAGGGGCGCCGCCTTGACCGTGATGGTGCCGTAGCTCTTGCTACGGTCGGTACAGCTCAGATCCACCTCAAACGGGAGAATGGCTGCGGCCTCCTCCGAGGTGCGAGGCAGGGCCTCCACCCACTTGTCGATGCGCTCCTTCAAGGTGGAGCGGGTGTAGTCGTTGCGGCTCTCCGCATCGTCCTTGTCGTTGAACGGGCAGGACTCCTTGCTCTGAGCCAGCAGGACGAACGCAGCACCGTCGCGCTGTTCCATAACGACGAACTTCTCACCGGCGAAGTTGAAAATGCGGCCGGGGCTGAGTTTTGCGAGTTTCTTCATGATTGCCTCCTATTCTGCTTCCTGAATTGTCACGACAACCCTCGGGTCGTCGCTGAAGAACTTTCTTACCTGTGCGTCTACAATCTGGGCGTCATCGTGATAGGCGATGTCGTTCAGGGAGTCACACACTATTTTGCCGATGTTGTCGAAGTCGGGCTTCTTCATCGGTCTGATTTTCCGCTCGCGCATGAGCTGCGCTTTCTTTTTGCTGACACTTTTGGGGATGCCGTAGTACGCCGTGATGCGCACATCAAGCGGTGTGTCCTTGGGGAACTTGAAGTCGTTGCATTGACGGCGGTATTCGAGCCTGACGAGGTTCTCATAGCTGACCGTCTTCTCCGGTGTGTAGGGCTGAACAAACGCGCCAGCGTTTCGGAATCGCGGCCTGCCTTTGCCCGCCGGCTCTCCAAGGACGGAAAACTTCAGCTTCATTTTGGTATCTCCGCCCCCTCCACCATCGTCTCGCCAATCCAATACTTGACGAGGTATTCGTTGCTTCTCCCGTCCTTCTTCTGCTTCACGGGCTGGACGGAATACCCGTTTCGGAACAGGATCGAGGCGACCGTCACGCGGTCGGCTTCACTACCGATTTTGAGGTAGAAGACCTCTTTACTCCCCGCCATGTTCAGGCTCCTCGCTGAGTTTGAACTGCGGGCCCCACGTTGCAACGATGTGGCGGCTCTCCTGATCGACGAACGCGAGCTTCCCGTCGTAAATCGTCATGTTCAGCTTGTACTTGATACAGGCCCTCTCGACATCAGCGATAAGATGCTGTACCCGCTGCTTCATTTCCATTTGGCTTCTCCTTTCAGTCAATATCGAACAGCTTCTCCATCTCCGTGAACCGCCGGCTGGCTTCCTTCTTCCGCCAACTCGGGCCGGTGAACTGCATCGAGTAGCAGGTCTCGAAGATGCGGTCATAAATGCGGCTGTACCGTCTGTCCTCCTCGTCCTTCATCTCGTCGATGGTCAGGTTCGTGGTCAGGAGCATCGGGAGCTTCCGCCGATACCGGCTGTCGATGATGTTGTAAATCTTCTCAAGCGCATAATCGGTGTTGCGCTCGGCACCCAGATCGTCGAAGATGACCAGCTTCGCGCTGTTCATCCGGGCGATGATGTCGCTCTCCTTCTCCTCGCCGCCCTGAATGAGCTCCAGCAGCTTCACAAGGGAGGTCATCATCACGGGGACGCCGCGGTTCAGCAGGTGGTTGGCGATACAGGCAGCCGCAAAGCTCTTACCCGTACCAACGCTTCCCCAGAAAATCAAACCCTGATTTTTGGACACCATCTCGTCGAACGCCTCAGCGTATCGGCGGCACAGCTTCAGATTTCGGGCGTTGTACTTCGTGACTTGGAAGCTGTCGAAGGATGCCTCGCGGAGCTTTTCATCCATGAGGCTCGCCTTTTTCAGACGGGCGACACGCTCCATGTCCTTTTTGTTCTGCTCGGCCTGCTTCTCAGCAGCCTCCTTGTCGCGGTCGCACTTGCAGGAACGGGTGGCTTTGAATGTCAGCTTGTTCTCGGGGTTGCCCTCCATCGGAGCGGACACCGTCACCATCCCCTGCCTCGGCTCACCGCACTTCCCGCACATGAGCATTCCGTCATCGTCGAACCAATCGCCGGGGCGGATCTCCTGCCGTTCAAGCCCTTGGGCGGCAATACGGGGCAAAATTGTCTGCGGGTCAAATCCTTGCATTTGTCATTCCTCCCCGTATTCCGCAAACGGATTTTTGTTGTCGGGCACCGCGTCCTCGGGCGGCTGGGCCTTCTTCTTATCTGGCAGATAGTCAAGGAACGGCCGGCTGTCGCTCAGGAACGTCTTCGGGTGCTTGATGTACTGCTTCTCGGTGCCGAGCCTCTTGCACTGGGTCGCATAGTTCCGAGCGGCCATCAGCAGCTCCTCCGGGGAGAAGCCCTCATGGATGCGGGCCTGATACTTCTTGAAGGCGTTGCCTTTCTCAGCCTTTTTCGGGTATGCGTCCCAGAACTCGTCGAAGGTCGGCGTGTACTTTGGCGTTGCCGGTTCCGCAGGGGGCTTCGGCGGTTCAGGAGGCTCGGTCGGTGCTTTTTCGGCCGCGGGAATCTCTCCCCCGTCGATTTTAAGCTGCTTTTCCTCGCCGTCCGCGGGACCGTCCGTGTGACCGTCCTTCGCCACATCCGCTTTTTCCTCGTTTTGGGCCGCCGCTTTGCTGTTCCGCCGACTCTCGCGCTTGCGGGCAGCGTCGCGCTCTCGGGCATCCTTGGCCTTTTGCCATTGGGCTTGCCAAGTCTCCCAGTCGTGGATGCAGATTCCGCGAGGCGACCAGTCGAGCCAGCCGCTATCGAAGAGTGCATCCACGATTTTCTTCGGATCGAGCACACAACCTGCGCCGACGCCGTACAGGTATCGCTCGATGTCCTCTTTTTCTGCATACAGTATGAGCCCGTCCCTCTCAGCGTTCGTAAGCCCCCAGAACCACAAGAAGTTCAGGATGCCCGTCGCCTCGAACTTTGAGCAACCGAGCTGCTTATACAGATTCCGCAGCTTCGGCCCGTCGATACTTTCGTGTACGCTGATCCATGCCATTTTCTCACCTGCCTGTCTGTGTGACGGCTATGCCGTCGGATCGCATCACTCTTTACCGGGGAAATCGGGCTGGTCGCTGGCAGGAACGGTATCGCTGGCTTCCTGCGGAGCTTCTGGTTCAGGTTTCTTCTCCTGAGCCATTTCCATGACCTTTTCGGTGATGCGGTGATACACAGACGTAGGCAGGCCCTCCGTGGACTCGTAGCCCTCGGCGGCCAGCAGGGATTTCAGGACGCCGTTCGCTTCCTGTCCAAAGGCGCTCGTCGCCATCTTGAAAAGCGTCTGGCGCTGATCCTGCGTGATAGGTTCGTCCTTTTCGGCTTCGGTCACTTCGCCGGTAGCAGGATCGACCACCAGAGCGAAGCCATCCGTCGGAAGCTCGCCCATGTCGAGGACTTCCTCCTGACTGTAAATGCCCATAATCATATCGGGGCAGTTCATGCGGCCGAAGAACGAAGCGGCGCGGTACTGGATCATCACGTCGGGCATGGTCTTCCACTTGCTGCCGTTTTTGCTCGTCCAGCCTTCGTCGTTCGCCATATTCATCGTGATTTTCGGGCCGTAGACCTTGTGGCCGGAGTAATCCTCCGCCCAAGCGCGGCAGCTCAGGCCGCCGTCGGCTTTGTCGCGGCCGAACTCGAACTGCAGCTCAGTCTTGTACCGGCGGCTGCTGTTAATCATGGCGATGATCCACTGGCTCGACCACGCAGGGCGCCCGTTGACGATGTAGAGGTTCTGCATCACCATCATCGGACTGGTGTTGATGCGAGATGCCATCTCAATAGCGATCATGCAGTTGCCGACGTTTCCGTGGTACTCCTTGGGGACTACCGTAGACGACGCAAGGCACTGGGCCATGCGCAGAGCCGTATTGAAGCTCGCGCCGTCAGCGAAGACGCTCAAGGCTCCCCCGCCGGCCGTTTTCTGAGCCACAGCCCCAGCGGGCGCCGTGCTCAGTTTGTTTTCGTTGCTCATGTTGACCTCCTGTTATTCTCCGGTTTTACCGGGTGCTGACGCTGGTGGTGTAGGTTTCGCGGAACTTGATACCGGGGATCTCGACCTGGCCCTTGGACATCTTAATCAGGCGGAGCACCGCGGCCTTATCTACCGGCCGCAGCTCAATGCCAACGAGAGACACGGGAACCTTAGACCAGTCGCACTCGGACTCGCAGATTTCCCACGTCTTGCTCTGGGAGATGCCCTTGACCTTGGGCGTCTGATGCTGGACGCCACCGGCGATGGACACCCCTTCCATCATCTCGGCTTCGGCCATAGCGTACTCTGCGCCAACAGCGTCACCGTTAGCCTCGGCTTCGGCAGCTTCATTCAGGTGGCGGTCGATCTCGGCCTGAGCCAGTCGGCGCATGGCCTCCTCCTGCTCACGGCGCTTGCGCTCCTGCTCCGCGCTGTACTCGTTCACCTTGGTCTTGACGATCTGCTCCGCCTTTTCCAGAGGCTCAATCATTTCCTTTCTGTGGTTCAGAACCTCGTCGTAGTTCTTCTTGGCGGACACGCGGAGAGGCTCCCAATAGTCCTTGACCTGCTTCTGGGCCTGCTTGATCTGCTTCAGGAACAGGCCAGCGTCCTCGAAATCCGCTCCAGAGGCGACGACGACCGCTTCGGCCCGCTGCTCAATCAAGCTGACTTCTTTGCCGAGCTTGCTCTCTTCAGCGTTCATCACGGTCACGTTCTCTTCTGCGGTGTCAAGGACAAGGGCATTGCTTCCGATGGTCTTTGCGTCGTTCATACTGACACTCCTTTTCGTTTATTTGTAAGACTGTTCATAGTCGTACAGACATTTCAGCGCCCCGACTACGCGGCATCTGGCGGGGTCTTTGGCAGGGAACTCGCGGAACGACCACTTCCCGTCCTTTTTCAGATGCAGGATGTGCTTTCTTTGCGGTGTGATGCCGTGGGAAATAAGTGCCTGCGAGTAGGCTTCAAGCTGGACGCCGCAGGCCATTTCCAGCAGCGTGTACGTCGTCTTGAAGTCGATAAGCTCCAGCAGGCCGCCGATCTCGCAGAGCAGGTCAATCGTCCCGCCGTAGCGCATCAGCTTGTGGTAGATGCGCACCTCAGAGCCGAAGACCCGCGGTTTATACTGCTTCCACCACTCCACGAAGCCGTTGAAGTAGCCGCGATGCTCCGACGGAATATCGTCGATGCCGAACTTGATCCAGTTCTCGATGCTGTTATGCACCGCAGAGCCTTTGATGGCGGCGTTCTCAAGCGTCCGCTTGCTGATACCGCCGTAGCACTGGTCTTTCAGCGGCTCCATCAGCTCCGACACGCTCGGGATGATGTCGCCGTTCAGCCGGTAGATGTGGCTGGCCTCGTCGAACGTCAGCTCGGGCAGTTCAGGAACCTCAACCGTCATATCCATCGGGGATGTCCTCCTCACTCGCGGTTTTCCAGTCGTGGCCGCACCGCTCTACCAGATCGCTGAGCGGCGTGTCTTCGAGGCATTCCTCGCAGAAGGCGTCCCCGTCGATCTCGCCGTATTCCGCTCCAACCGGGAGCGGCTCGGTGTCTCCGCAGCACTTGCAGTCCACGCACTGGACGTTTTCGCCCTCCTGTACCGTCTTCCACTCCCAACCCAACTTCGGGATCAGGACGCAGAGCGGCAGGTCATCCAAGCATCCCTCACACCACGCCTCACCGTCGATGTCGGCGTACTCGTCGCCGGGGACAATCGGCTCGCCGCAGGAACGACAGTACGTCACCGGCGTCGGGTCTGGCGCGTTTGGGCAGCCGCTCAGGCAAGGGCTGTGCATACAGATGTCGCACATAAGTTTCTCCTCCCAATCGCATTGATTCTCTCGCGCATCACATAATCTTCCAGCTCGTTTCTGAACAGCAGAGGCACATACGCCTCGTCCTTGCCGTTCAGGTCTGCCTTGCGGACGGTGTGCTGCATGATGGCGACCATGTCATCCACATCGAACCAGAAGCCGGTCTCGTTCTGGACGTCCACGATGATGTTTCCCAGCTCCTCGGTGTTCAGCTTCGCCGTGTCGATCATGCCAGCACCTCCGCCCATGCGTCCGCGTATTCCATCACCGTGCGGCTGTACGACGTGGTCGTGTAGCCTTTGCTGAAGACGTGCTCCCGAGCTCCGCCCTCGCCGTAGTTGTAACAAATCAAGGCTTTGTGCCAGTCCCCGTACTTCCCATACAGGTCGCTCAGGATGAACACACCAGAGCGGATATTCTGGTACGGGTCGGTCAGATCCGTGACCCCGATTTTCTCAGACAGCCATTCGGAATTGATGCTGTTGATCTGCATATAGCCGTAGCAGCTTCCGTTCGAGGCCGTGGCCGTGAACGAGCTTTCGGCCTGAATGACGCCCAGAGCCACGCTCTGAGGGACGCCGTACTCTTCGCAGACCGTAATCAGGTGGCACTGCAGGTCGAAGTCCAGCGGAATCTCCTCATGCAGATAGCCTTGCTCCAGCAGAGCGGCCTCGATTTTCTCGTTCTCGTCCTCTTCCTCTACGGGTTCCGGTTCCTGAGCAGGCTCAGTCGTCATCTGGACGGGCTGGTATGTACTGTCGTGCTCTGCAGTCAGTAGAACCGGCTCAGCCTGCAACGCAGGCGGCTGCGGTGTTGGTTCGGGCACCGTTTCGGCTGCCCCCCCTGTCAGGGCTACGATGCTGGCCGTGGTCAGCGCCAGCACGGCCGCTGTGGTCGCCAGCTTGATTCGCAAGATGCGGCGGCGTCTTCTTCGCCGTTCCATTCGGGTCATGATGCTTTGTCCTCCTTCGTTTTCTCAGGTGTCGCGCAGAACGGGGCCAGATCCAACGGTTTCATCCGCCGAATGGCCTCCGCAAGCTCCTGTGGGCTTTTGATGCCATACTCTTCCGCGAGTATAGCCATCAGACTACTTTGATCCATGGGCATCACCATCTTCGTTCAGAGCCATCTCTCCGATGGTCTTCAGCTCGCTCACGGTCTTTGCCAGATCATCGAGGTAGGCCAAAACCTCTTGAAGCGCCGGTTTCTCGTCTTCGGTGATTTTCCCGTCAGCCGCGATGTCAAGGAGCGTGTCCTTGACATCTCCGAGCTTTTCGGTCTTCAGGCTCTTCAGCAGCTTGACCGTCACGCGGTCAATGCCCACCACTTCATCGGAGAGCGAATGCCTGCATCCAATCGGGCACTCGTTCAAGCAGTAGTGGTTCAGCAGCCACGGGGCGTTGTACCTGTCAGCCATGAGCACCGCCTTATCGACCGGCATGAACTTTGTGTTCCCCAGCTCTGCATCTGCCAGCGAAGATACCGACATTCCAAGTTGCTCAGCCGCGCTCTCACGGCTACATAGCCTGTCATCATATTCAGCAGCCTTTTTTCTGGCTTGATACCACGGATTTCCCGCCGCTTTCGTAGCGTCACGTCCCATTTTCTCTGAGCCTCCAATCGCCAATAATTACCGTAGTGGCAAGATAAATTATCCAAGCGGCTAATCATCGGGCAAAAAAATATACACCGACGCCGATGATGGCCTCGATTAACCAGTTGGCAACTTGCCGTCGAAGAAAAAGTCGTTCACCTGCGCATTGTTCAGCGTGAGCAGGCTGGCGACCTCCGGGACTTCATCCAAGGTAAACTCTACTTCGCCTCTCTCTTTTCTCCCATAGGAGACTTCCGTGAGGCCGAGCTTCTCTGCCATGTACTTCTGCGTAAATCCAAGCCTTGCGCGGGCTCCCTTGATTTCGAGTGGTTTCATAATGTTCACCCCTTTCTGCCTATCTTTTTTTGAAGATAATTGACCTATGTGATTATTATAATTATCCACATGGCTAATGTCAATAGTTTTTTGCAGTTTTCTCGCAAAAAATGTTTGCGATTTTACCCAAAGAGCTTTACAATGGCTAATACAAACAATCACGCTGGCAAAGGAGAAGCACATCATGGAACTCGAACTCGATTTTACCGCCTTCAAGAAGAACCTGCGCGACCTGATTGAAAGCAGGGGTCTCTACGCCAAGGACATCGCCGCAGAGATCAACGTCTCAACGCCTACCCTGTCGAGATACCTTCAGGGCGTCCGTGAACCCGAACTCAAGTACGTCGTTCGGCTCGCCCGCTACTTCGGCGTTTCTGTTGACTGGCTGCTTGGCCTCAGCAACGACCGCTACGAAGCAGTCCCCTCAGAAGTCCGTGAGTTTGCCACTCTGTACGCTCTGGCCTCGCCGGATGACCGCACCATCGTCGAAACCGTACTCAAAAAATATCGAGAGGAGAACTAACCATGATCTTCGGCAAAGACTTGGGACGTTCTGCCTTCTTTGCCGAAATCGGCTCGGAGGTTGAACGTCTGGACAGCATCCCCAGCAACTACGCGAACCTCGTCTGCATCGGGCAGGGAGTCAGACTCACCGATACCGTAGGACGTGAGTATCGCATCGACCTGTTCATCTCGCCCACCGGCTGTATCGCCGTTCGGCTTCCTCTTCCCCTTGCCGGTGCGTTGCCGACCGACGCCGATCCCAAGCATCTACGCCGCGTTGCCTCCATTGTGCGGGCGTGGAGCGTGGATCAGCTCAACGAGGTCTGTGCCGACCATTTCTACCGCGCCGAAGGACAGGCTGCCGACATCATCGACGTCCTCGTTCGCGCCGGTCTTGCAGGTTTCTCCGACAAAGGCAATGTCAGCAAGGCTCTCGCCGCAACGCTGGCTGATGGCGAATTGCTCTTCGAGGTCATCGACTCAGCCTCCGCACACAAGGTCTTTACCAGCCGTGAACTCATTGACCGCTTCTCTGCAGCAAAAGGCGTTGACCCAGACGACGTGACCGAGTTCATCGGTGCCCTCGAAGTCATGGACGGCTTCAGTGCCGTCTCCATCGGCCGCGAGATTATCGTTCAATATGCTCCGCTCGGCGACGGCCGCCCGTACCAGCTCTTCAAGTTCACCATCGGGCAGCATCGCTCGGACGTGGTGGCCGAGCCCCGTGTCACCCGACACCAGCTCCAGAGCAACGGGCGAGGTCCTGCCGAGGCCGACAGTTTCTTCGAGGCCCTCATTCCCTATGCGGACACAGCCTCAATGCAGCCTGCACCCGACGGCTCCATCAGTGTCTTGCCTCTCAGCATTGACGCCCTGATGGATGGCACGATGGGGCTTGTGGCAGCGGCCAGAGGCTTCGCAAAAGCAGTCTCGCAATAAAAACACATACGGGGCATCGCAGCAGCGGTGCCCCAAAACTATATCTAACGGTTACGTTACGTTTACGGTATAGGTTACGGTTACGGTATGGTTACGGTTATACTCGGAACGTCCGTGGATTTTTGGTCGGACGTTCCTATGGAATATCCCGAAAAAGGAGGACTTCGTATGGCTTCTCGCATCGCCGAGAAACTGGCCGCGAAGAAGGCGGCCATCTATATTCGCGTCTCTACTCATTGGCAGGTGGACAAAGACTCCCTCAAAGTTCAGCGCCGCGAGCTGATTGCCTATGTCACGCTGGTGCTGGGCATCACCGACTACGTCGTGTTTGAAGACCCCGGCTACTCAGCCAAGAACACCGACCGCCCAGAATATCAGGCCATGATGGATCGCATCCGCACAGGCGAGTTTACCCACCTCGTCGTCTGGAAGATTGACCGTATCAGCCGCAACCTGATCGACTTCGCCGCCATGCACGACGAGCTGCAGTCCCTCGGCGTCACCTTTGTCTCCAAGAACGAGCAGTTCGACACCTCCTCCGCCATCGGTGAGGCCATGATGCGCATTATCCTGATCTTCGCCGAGCTGGAACGCAAGACCACCGCCGAGCGCGTCACGGCCGTCATGCTCTCCCGCGCCTCAGACGGCCAATGGAACGGCGGCCGCGTCCCCTTCGGCTATTCGTGGTCGAAGGAAGCGAAGACGTTCTCCATCGTTCCCGAAGAGGCCAAGGCCATCCGCCGCATGGCCGAACTGTACGAGCAGTACCAGTCCTTGCTCTATGTCGCCAAGTACCTCAACGACGCCGGTATCGTCACGAAGACGGGCGGCCAATGGACGCCAACCACGGTGCGCACCATCCTGACAAACCCGTGGTACATCGGCCAGTATGTCTATAACGTCCACTCAGACGGCAAGGGCATCGAGAAGCGCGACTCTGACGAATGGATCACCGTCGAGAACCACCACGAACCCATTCTGAACGAAGATGTATTCTGCCGCATGAAGTTCCTGCTGACTCGGAACAAGCGCGGCGGCGTTCCATCTCACAAAACATACGTCAGGAAGAACATCCACGTCTTTGCTGGCCTGCTCCGCTGCGGCCAGTGCGGCTCCAACATGACAGCCAACCTCGACCGGCGGCGAGCGAACGGCTTCCGCCCCTCCCAATACGCCTGTGGCAGCCGACGGCGCAAAGGAACCTCCTGCACCAACAAATACATCTCAGACACCACGCTCGGCCCGTTCGTCCTGAACTACGTTGCCAACATCATCAGGGCCTCCAAGAACTCCTCTGAGGCCACGACGCCCGAGGTTCTGGAGCGTAAGTTGCTCCGCGGCGAAGCGTTCGAGGACGTGGCCTCCGTCAGCACCGACGCTCTGGGCCAGCTCCTCGATGCGTTCCGTTCTGCCGGCGACGCCGTGGAGTACCGCCCGCAAATCGCCTTCTCCGGCGATGACAACTCCATCCGTGAAATTGACACCCTCCGCGCTCGGCGCCGCAAGCTCGACAACGCCCTCGCCAGATTGAACGCCCTGTACCTCTACGACGACGAAGCCATGCCGGAGAAAGACTTCGTCATGCAGCGCGGCCAGATCACCAAACAACTCGAAGAAGTCAATGCCCGCATTGAGGAACTGCAGAACCAAGAGTCCAGCGAGGAACTGGGCGACGACTTCATCGGCAAGGCCAGCTACTACATCATGGCGAACAAGCTGATTGAAGACCGCTACATCGACTACGAGAAGTACATCCGAGCCATTGACCCCTCTATCCCGCGCAGCTTCCTCCAACAGATCATCGACCACATCGTTGTAAACGATGGCCGCGTCATCTCCATCACTTTCAAGAACGGATCGACCCACACGTTCGCCTACAAGACATGAGAAAAGCCCCGGCCTCATATACTGAGGTCGGGGCCATCTTATGCAGTCTATGCAGTATCGCCGCAACATTATGCGTCAAAAAAGTTGTTCAATTTTATAAGCATCCCCTCAAAGCTAACGATGCGTGATGCTTTTCAGTTATCCACGCGGCTTTTTCAGGTTTTTGCGGCGGTTAAGGCGTTTTCCCTGAAAACCTTTATTTTGCAGGCTTTTCGCCGTTTTCAGCCTTGGAGGGCATCACGTCTCCAATGAACATCGCATCGCCAAAACTAAAGAATCTGTAGCGTTCCTTCACCGCTTCCTCGTAGGCGTGCAGCACGTGCTCGCGTCCCGCAAGCGCCGAGACCAGCATAATGA